TCCTTATCTGTTGTTCAGAAAACACACGCTATCTTGTTTGTTATTTCTTCGATAGTATCTCCTATTGATTCAAGGACTACTTTTACAACGTTTTCATCCTTTCTCTCGATACTGCTTTTGCTCATTCCTTTTCCCATTATATACAGATATAGATAAAACTTCAGATTATCGCTGTCATAATTATCAATGCTGCGATTAAAACTATTATGTCGCTTGTCCTCATTTGTATTATTTAAGAATAAATAAAGATAGCACAGGTTATGGATGGATTTATGGAGTGTTTTTTATCTTGTTTTTGATTTATTTTACTTTTTTATATCAATATAGATGGATTAAACATGAATCTTTTTTGCTTTGCTATCTTTGTGCTGTGGCATCCATAACCTCCTACAGCAAATAGGAAGTAGTTTTATGTCTTGCTTAGGACAGGCTCTCGCCTTTGTTATATAAGCACTGCAGTTTATAGCGACTTGCTTAGGTCAGTGTGAATCTCTGTTTCACATATTCCGAACATCTTTGTCATTTTACGATTCTTGATGGTCAGTAGAATTTTGTACCTCATGTATAAAGTCTATGACAAGTTTCTATTTGGAATTTCCAATCCTCCCAAAATCTTCAATCATTGATTATTTCAGGATGGAAATCTTTATCTATCATACATAGTCAGAAACTTGGTTCACGTCTTCCGTTCTTTACAACATCTGATTGACGGAAAGGATTCCATGTTGAATTTTCGCATTCCATTAAGGCGACGAGATCCCATCCTCACAAGGTATAAGCATATTGTATCATCTCGTTCCTTGAATCATTTTCAGCGTATTCTTTTTTCTTGATGGTTAGTTGTTCAGATTCAGATTTTTTTTCTTCTTTTTTAACTTCTGTTTGTGGTACAATCTGTTGTTTCTCCTTTCTTTTTTCTGTACTTCATACTGTAGGAGTGTTTTTTGTTTGAGTGTTTTCTACTCACTCAACAAAAAATTTAATTTATCAAGGGATGAGATATTTTTACTTGCTAATAATTTCTCTTCAATTTTCTCATCAACTTTCTCATAATCATTTTTCAAGAAGTCTTGCAACTTGTTTTTTAGTTCAATGATCTGTTCATCATCCAATCAACAATGAGAAATCCCCTTATATTCCTCAATCGCCTCTTGATAGGAAAGACTGTCTAAACAGTCCTGTTTTCTATCTTTTAAAATAACAAGTTCTTTTACTACTTCTTGGACGTCATCTGTCTTTGTTGTACTCCCACAAGCAAGAATAAAACCAATAAGTCCGATAAGAGCAAGTCCTACTAAAACTATTTTTATGATTTTTTTATTAGTTTCGTTCATGTATTGAATTTAAAAGGTAAAATTTATAATTGAGCCATTTCTTTGATCCCCACACAGAGATCACAGATTTCTTGTTTTGCGTCTCCATCGAGAGATCAAAGTAATTTCCTTCATTCATCAAGGATCTTTTTTACTTCTTCTTTATTTTCAGTATCCAATTTCTCACATTTTGCTTTGAAATCATTTAGCATTTTCTCTTTTTCTTTCGTTGTTGGATGTTTCTCTTCATTTTTATTTCAATCTCCTGTGACTGCATCGAAACTATCTGACTCACAGATATCGTATGCTGTGATGTAAAGATATCTTCTTGAATACGTTTGCATTCATCCGAGAGCTTGTATCCTATTACATCATTTTAATTCTATATCACATGTTGGTACAGAGTATTTGATTGTTTGTGTTGGATTTTCACAGTTGATAATCTCTAACACTGCCTCTCACTCTCCGAAAGTGATATGATTAAAGATCCCTACTTGTTCGCACTGTTCTATTAGGAAGGGGAGAAAATCTCCTAATTCATAATAGGTAAAGTGAGCGAATCCATTTTCTCATGATTTTTTCAAGTTTGCTTTCGCAATAGCGGTTTTTACTTGATTTATTTTGTGGAATAAGTTATTTTGTTCTGTCATTTTTCATAGATTTATAAGATAAAATTATTTTGTTTTTATCCATTCATCGAACCCCATACATCTTGCATTGAGTTTTACGGATTCAAGATATTCAGCATATTGATGAGCATAATCCCAAGCCTCATCACTTGTACAATCTTTATATTTTTTAGCCTTTAAAGCCCATTTTGTTAAAATTTTACTTTTTTGTGAATTTGTCATCATCATTATATTTACAAAATAAATAGATTTAGTTGGGGACTGTCTCCAGTCCCTTGTTGGCGACCCGTGATAATATCAGTCATCTCTTATCTCCTCCCCTACTTAAAAGCACGTAAGCAAGGGAGGAGGAAGTAATGTAGCAACCCTGATCACTACTGTTTGGGAGTAGCAATCCGCAAATCCCTCTATGAGATAAGTAGTTTTACGACTTGCTTAGGTCGTGTTATACAAGCACCCACCATTAAGGATTAGATTTAAAGACTGTCCTTATCTTTAGAGAATTTATCATAGAGATTTCTTAAGACTTGTCTGTTTACCCTTAAGCCTTGTTCTCTTCTTTCTCTTACAGCATTTTTGATCTTTATTCTTAGTTCTTTGTCATTGATAAGAAGAATCAACTGTTCTGTCTCATCAAGTTCTTTTCTAAATGCTTTTTTAATAGAGTTTTTATTGAGGAAGGTATCTCATAGTTGTATAAATGTTGTGTCATTGTTTAAGATTTTGTTTACCTTATCGAGATCATCTTCAAGAGTAAATATCTCTCAATCGTATGTCTCTAAATATGTTAATTGTTTGTATTGTTTTATGTCCCCCATTGTTTTATATAACGGTTAAAACTTGGTTATTATTCCATATTTTTTCACATCTCTTTATCAGTGTTCATAAGTTGAAGTAGAGTTTCTTTGGATTAGCACATCGTCATCAATAATAAGTGTCTCATTTTACTGTATCTATTATTGTTCTGACTATGTCTTGCCGTTGGTATCATTCTTCAACTCGTTTTGTCTCTTTCAATTTTCTCACAAGAAGTGTTGAATAATTGATCTGTTCTTCTTTTGTTCAGTCAATCACTCAACTGTTTTCTTCTTTGATGATCTTCAAACATTCTTCTCAATCAATGTCTTTGTGGATAGTTTGGAGTTTCGTTTCAGATTTTTCTTCTTTTTCTATCTTCTCTTTCTTTGGTCTCCCTACTTTCTTTCTCTCTTGCATTGCCTCAATGACATTTGCAACAAGTTTCTCATATTGTTCTGCTTGTTGTTCAGTAGGGAGTTTTTTTATCAATTCAGCCGTTTGTTTTAGCAAGTTGATATCCATGTTAATTTGTTCCGAAGTAAAAGTCTTTTCATTCTCTTAATGCCTCTCCGTATGGGATCAATCCTAATTTGAGAGAAAGTTTTACAAGAAACATCTTTCAAGAACATTTGATAAGTTCGTATGCTTTACCGTTTTTGTATCCGATAAAGTTTTTACCGTTTCATTTGTCATAAATTTCGTACATCATCATTATATTTATGAAATAAATGATCCCTACTCCTCTATTTAGGAGTTTCTGATCCTGCAGTAAACAAAAACTCCTATATGGAAGGTTTGGGAGAAATCGCGTAGACCCAACCCTACCATATAGGAGCATTGAAGTTTTTTTGAGCGATTTCTTCTGAAATGATTTTTTTCTTTGTGTGGAGAACCTTGTTTTGTGTGTGGTAGATTCTGAATAAGAAAAAAGCCAATTCAGCTCCACTGAATCAGCTTTTTTTTGTGTAGGTATTGCACTGTGTATCTTGTGCAATCCTAAGACATTCAGAAGCTAATTCAATGTTGACTCTATTATAATCCATTTTTTTTATTTTGCAAGACTTTTTTTGATTTTTTTTATGCAAGTTATGAACTAATAAAAAACAAGAAGATTTGAAAATTTTTTCAGAAATTAAATTTTATTTTTTCAAAAAATCGGATCATAAAAAAAAAGAAAAACGAGAAAATCTGCTTTATAACTACCATTTCTTATTTGTTCAAAATTTAGAATAATAAGAAAAACAAGTTGTAAAGTCAGATTTCTTTATTTCTTTTTTTTGAAAAATCCTTGTAAAAAAATATCTAAAAATTATTTTAAAAATTAAAATCGTTTTAAAAAGAAAAGTACCAAAAGAAAAATATTACTGGAATAACTACTAGATACATTTATATACGTATACTTACTTATATATAAGTATATATATAGTAGAAATTAAAAAAAATAATTTTTATAATTTTCAATGAGTTAAGAACTAGTAAAACATACTAAACTATTTTTTAATTTTTGCATAATTATTTCAAAATTATTTCAATAATTATTTTCAAAAATAATTTCGTAAATAATTTTCAATAATTATTTTTTGATAATTTTTTAAAATTTTATCAGATCATCCAATAAAGACTGTGTTTTCTTTGCATTTTCACTCAAAACTGTCAAATATTCCTCCGTTGTTGAAAAATTTTTATGTCACAATAATTTTTGAATGTAAAAAATTTCTGCGTTTTTCTTTAATAACATTGTTGCGAATGTATGTCTTAATCTATGAGGTGTAAGTTTTTTTATTCCACACTCCTCTCCTGCATCTCTCAGCATCTTTTCAACTGTATTTCTTGATAATTTTGTTGTTTTTTGTGTTGAATGTGAGACAAAGAGATAAGGAGAACTATCTGTTCTTTTCAAATTATACATCAAAATATTGTTTTGCAACTCTGCATTGAGATATACTACCCTCCTCTTTCATCATTTCCCTATCACTTGGATTCAATCATCTCTTATATCGCTATATTTTAAATTTGTGAGTTCTGAGACCCTCAATCAAGTGTAAACAAGCATAGTTACAATGGCAATATCTCTCAATTTTATTCTTTCTTTTTTAGAAGATCAGACTTCTCTACTTTTTAAAAAATTTATAAGTCTGATTGTTTCTTCTTCTGTAAGACTTTCTATTTTATTATCGTATTCTCTCATTGTTACTAAACTTCTTGTATCTATTACTTTTTTTCATTGATTCATACAATAACGAAGAAAACATTTGATTCATGCGAGATAATTATTGCAAGTCTTACTCTCTTTGATTTGTCTTTCTTCTGCTAATCGTGTCTCTATATCATTGATCGTAATCTTTTGACACTCCTCTACTCTCTTCCCTTTCTTTGATAGATATTCATTAAACTTCTCTATACTCCTTATGTAATTATCAACAGTACATTTTGAGAAATTTCTATTGATTTCCATCCATTTTTTAAAGTTTTTTATCATCATTTTTTAAATATTCTTATAAAGTAAAGTTCCGTGACTTTTTCTTATAAGAATCTACCACACATTGACTTTATATCTTTTTACTTTTTATTTTGTATTGACTTTTTGAAAAATACTCTAACTTTTAGTTATCACAAAATAAAAATATGTAAATATTACTTTTATTTTTTTGTAGAAAATCGTAAGTAGATTTTTAAAAAAATATTAACCATTGTAAAAAATTGTATTTATAATCTAAAATAGAAAAAAACTTGACTTTATAAATTTAAACAATAAAAAGGAGAAAAAAAGAAGTCGCGTATCTTTGTGACTTCTTTATTTTTTAAAAAGAAAAATGTTGGAGAAAACTAAACCTAAAAAAAAGAAAGATCCAAGAGGAAGACATACGGTATTCACAGCAGAGAAACTCCGTAAATTGTTTAAGGCTTTAGAGGATTGACGGACTGACGAAGAGGCTTGTTATTATGCGTGAGTTTGAAAAACAGCGTATTATGATAAGAAAGCAAAAGATGAAAAATTTGCGGAGGAAGTTACTAAAGCTAAAAACTATATACAGAACGACGCTCTGAGAGTGGTAAGGGAAAAGATCCGCGAGGATGATGAAAAAGTCGCTATGTGGTACTTGGAGAAAAAACATAAGGACTTCAAGAAAGAACCAACTACTATAAAGACCACTTCTGAAGAGACATCAGATTGAGATAAATCTTTAACGATTGAAATAGTATGAATAGAGTAAAAATTCAATTAACTGACAATCAAAGGAGAGCTTTAAAGTGTCTCTTTGATGATAAATATCAGAATGTAGGTTATGGTGGTGGGGCTTGATGAGGTAAAAGTTATCTCTGAGTTGTATGGACTTGGATGATGTGTATGAAATATCCTTGAATTGTGTTTGCTTTTGTACGTGATACTATCAAGAACTTAAAAGCAACAACGGTGGTAACTATGGAAAAGTTTTATGCTGACTATAACATCCCACAAGAATATAGGGGGATCTTGAATGAACAGAAATCTATCATCCAATTTAAAAACGGAAGTGTCATCAGACTTTTAGAAGGTTGTTTTTATCCCTCTGATCCATTGTATAACAGATTCTGAAGTTTGGAATTGACTTGTGCTTTTATAGAGGAAAGTGCAGAAATCCCTTATACTGCTATTGAGTATGTAAGATCAAGGACAGGAAGAATGAAAAACAAGGAGTATGGAATAAAACCAAAAATCCTTGAAACATTTAATCCTAATCCATGACACGTATACGAGAGGTACTATTTAGGGAAAGGATGAGAAAACAGTATCTTTATAGAAAGTCTAGTAAATTCCAATAACTTTATCTCTGAATACTATGTAGAAAATCTTAATCAATTATCAGAAGGGATGAAAAAAAGACTTTTGAAATGAGAGCGAGATTTCGATGATAACGTTTGGATGATGTTTAAAGCAAGTGATATTGAGGCTTTACGAACGAATGAAGAGAGTGGAGATACTTATTATATCATTTGTGATGTGGCGAGATTCTGAAAAGATACTACAAGGATCAGTTTATGGAAAGGGAACACACGACTTAGAGTTCTAACTTATGAGAAATCAAGTGTTGAAGAAACTAAAACAGCGATTCTTCTCCTTGCTGAACAATATGGAGTGGATCATAGAAACATTATCATTGATAGCGATGGAGTATGAGGATGAGTAGTTGATGGAATCAGTTATGCAACAGGATTTGTAAACAATGCAAGACCTGTTGAAATGTGAACAAAACAAAACTATGGGAACTTGAAGTCACAATGTGCATTTGAACTAAAAAGGAGGTTAGAGAATCATGAGATAGCAATAAGGCGAGATCATGAAGAAAAAGACAAAGATTGGGAACTCTTAAAACAAGAAATGTTGAATACTTATATTGATGAAAAGAGTATCGATGGGAAAACAAAGATTGAGGCGAAAGAGAAAATGAAAGAGAGAATCGGAAGAAGTCCTGATTTATTAGATACTCTTATTATGAGGATGTATGGATATTTGAGAGGACTTAATGATATAGATGCTTATTTATCTTCTATTACAAGGTAAATGGAAAAAGAAAAAAAACTAAAAATAAAAAAAGAATTAAAGATAACAGATGAGATTGTCCAAAAAGTATTAGGAGAATATCATCATGGTTATACTGCGAATAGAAGTAAGAACAGACACTTTGAAAACCAAAGAGATCTCTTCGCAACAAATAACGATAAAGAAAAGCTAAAGAGTAATATCTTTTGGAGTTGTTTGAGGACAATTCAAGCAACTTGCGTAGTAAACAGACCAGACGTAAGATGGGAAGATGAGGATTGTTTACGAAAACAAGAGGCAAGAAACTTTTCAAACATGTATAAATACGATTATATCAAAAACAATTGGGACTTCTTAATGTATATTTGAGTGGAAGACATCTCAAAATATGGAAAGAGTGTATTTCTCTTTAATGGTTGGGACGATAAAAAGAAGATTCCAACGATTGAGAGAATCGATCCAAGATATGTTTATCCATACAATGAGGGAGGTTTACTTGTAGAAGATTATCCTTTCTTCTGATTCGATAGAGTGTTGAGAAGAGAAGAACTTGAAAAGATAGAATTTGCAAACAATGAAAAGAAGGATCGAGTATTACATAATTACGATGATTATATCGCATCCATAAAAACAAACGATGCTTTTTACAGAGATATTTGTACGTTCTACGATAAAGACAGTTGAAACTGTACTCTTCACTATCATTACACGTATATTGATGAGGAATTGTATTTATTCCTTATGTTGTGAGATTGTATTCTTGACGTGTATGATGTACCTGAAACCAACAATAAAATCCCTATTGCAGTGGCATGATTCAATTATATTGCAGATGATCGATGGGGACAAAGTCTTATGGATATAGTGGAAGACTCTCACAGAACAGAACAACTCTTATTGAATCTCTTTAAAATTAAAGTGGTAAGAGAGGCAACAGGAGGGAACGTCTTCATTGATGAGGAAATCTTCATGAAAAATGCTAATTCCTTTAAGAATCAGTCAATAAAAAACAGACGATTCCCTGTAAAAATGAGAGACTTAACTCAACCTATTCAAAATATGGTTTACGAGTTACCTCAAAATCAAGTATCATGAGATATCTATAATCTCCTTGGTATGACAAAGAATAAGGCAATGTCTGAATCATTTGTAACAGCGCAAGGACAAGGACTAGGACTTTCAGACAATAGTAATCCTTGAACAGCAACAGAGAGCAAGATCCAAAAGATGAATGCTAACATGATAACATCTTTACAAAATAGTATTCTTGCTTATGGAACAGAGGAATTTGCAGAACTTTATAGAGACTTTATTGTTTACTATTGGAAGGCAGGAGAAAAGAAAATCAGAGTAATCACTAAAGGACTAAGTGGAACATATAAGAAACTTACTAAAAAAGATATTTCTTGAAACTTTAATGCGGTATTATTTGATCCTGTACAGCGAGACATTGAGGCACAAGAGAAAAAACAAGCATTGTTGGAACAATATAACATGTTAGTAAATGATCCACAAACTCCACCATTCCTCCTCAATAATATCAGAAAACTTATAGGATATTATAACGGATTGGATGAGAACGAATTAGACGAAATCAATATCTTCGATGCTGAAGAATATCAATGTAGAATGGATATTGAACTTCTCAATAACAACGTGGATATTTACATCCCACCTCAATGTGATGTACAAAAGAGACTATGGTACTATAACAAGGCAGAAGAGACACCAGCTAAATTTAAAGCATTGCAAGCGTTGAAGTATATGATCCAACAAGGATTAGGACAGCAAGAAATGAATACAGCAATGCAACCTAAAGTAGATCAGAGCATTAAGAACATGAACAATGAGGCACAACCACTAAATGTGAATGGAATTGGTAATATTTAGTTTTTAATTTCTAATTATAACAATGGCATTTAAAAAGAAAAACATTGAAACGGATACAACGGAAGAAGTAAAACCAGTTGAAACCGTTAAAGAAGAAACACCTAAAGACGAGAAAAAAGTCATAGGAACTATTTGAGGGACAGCAGTAAAACAAGGGCAAGGATTTATCAAAACAAAGGTATATCGTGGAACTATCCCTATGTATATTCTACCAGATGAATTGAGACAGTATCTTCAAAACAAAGGATTCTGAACAAATGTATGGGAGAAATCAAAGGAATGGTTAGAAAAACATCATGCAGATATGGACAAAATCAATGAATTAAAAAAGTTTATTTCAGATAGATACCACTAATGAGTTGGCAAGTGATGGATGAGATCGAGTCAATGTATCATTACAAGGAGAAGGAAGAAGTAAATGATACGGAAATAAAAAGAGCTAAAGAGATCAGAAATACAAGATTATATTTCGATAATCTTATAAGGATCTACTGTAGAGAAAACAAAAAAGCAGTATTTGAGATCACAAAAGAAGAAGTCTCTGAAATTACAAAAAACTATACAGCACTTCAAAAAGAACTCTTCATCAAACAACTTATAAAGAATATAGAAACGAACTTTTGAAAACCTATTAAAGTCTTGCAAGAGACAAAAGATATCGCTTTATTTCATAAATAATATTACAAAATGATGAATTTTGAAAACCTTTGAGATATTTCTTTCTTCGAGAGAATGGAAAAGAGAGAAAGAAACATCGATAAAATGTCAGAAGAAGAAAAAAATCTTTTGAGAAATCCAGATGATGAAACGATCTTACAACTAAGATCATTGAGAGAAAACGAAACTTTCAATAAATTGATGGATATGGCAGAGATGCTTTTCGAAGATATGTCTATGAATGTATTGAAATCTGTTATGGCTTACACTTCTAAAAAAGCAGACGGATATACAATCCTTGATCTTAATGGTGCATTCCTTTCATGACTCAATGTTATGTTTAAAATGGTAAATCAATTCACTTCACAAGAAATCGAAGAAAAGAAAAAAGAAGTGAATGAGGCAGAAATGGAACAGATCGAAGGTAAAAAAGAAGACTAAAACAAAAATATAAGATTGGTGGCTTTACCACTTCGACCAACGAGTGTTCATGTCGTTAAAAGGACTTCACTTTTCCTGTGTAGAATCAGGCTTTTATTCTATTTATTATCCAAACATGGACGAAACAACAACTATTGAAACTCCTGAAACTAATCTTGAAACTGAAGGAGGAGAAGAAGAAAAACCACTTTCAGACTTCGCTAAATTCAAGAACAAGATTAAGTCAAGGTATGAAGGAGAAATCTCATCATTAAAAGAGAGAATCAACGAGCTCGAGGGTAGAGAATACGACAACAACAAAAAGTACTTCTCAAATACTCTAAAAAATCTTTGATATGAATGAGACTTTGATGGATTCTTTAATCAACATGATGGAATGGATATTGATGACATGGTAGCTCTTTATAGAGGACTTAATATGTCAGACAATCCAAAAACATCACAGAAAATTGAAGATGACTTCGATGCTCCTATTTCAAAAAGTGTTTTATGAAAAAATCCTACTACTAACAAGAATGACGCTGTCATTGTATCGTATGAAGATTTTGAAAAAGCACCTCTTGATAAAAAGAAAGAGTTTTTAAAATCTCACCCTGAATTGTTTAGTTAGTAGGTAAATATTTATTTACTAATCTATCAAAACAATGATTAAAACAAGTAATCACTTATCAGGTTCTATTCCTTTCTTGGAATCTCTTTTAAGAAGTTCTTTCCTTGAAAATGGAGAACCATCAACAATCTTTATGAAACTTTGAGAAGCTCCTATTTCTCAAAAAGGTTATGAGTCAGTAAGACGACCAAGACTTAACCCTATGAAAACAACTTTATCTCAAGCAACTCTTACAGAAGGAGTAGTTCCTGATGGACACGATAACACTGTATCAGTTGTAGAGGCAACTCCTGTATTACTCGGAGACTATACAAAAATCTCTGATCTCATGAGTATGGAAACATTAGTTGATATTATCTCTGCACAAGGTAAAGAACTTTACAACAACGCAAAGAGAATCATCGACGAACATATCCAAGACACTCTTGAATCAGATACTAATGTACCTGTAATGTATGCAGGAACTGCAACTGCTAGAGATGAATTGACTTCAAGTGATGTTATGACACTTGATCTCGTAACAAAAGGAGTAACTTTCTTGACTGTACAAGGAGTAACTAATGAAAAGTTTAAAGTAATCATGCACCCTTCTGTATTTAGAGATTTCTGTAAATCTGGAAGTACTAATGAGTGGCTTAATAGAGTTATTTACGATAACTATCAAGGAATCAAAGAAGGATATGTAATGTCAATTGAAAACTTTGAAATCTATCTATCTTCTAACGTTAAAACTGTAGAAGTTACACCTTCTGGAGGTACTGCTTTCAAGATGTATCCTACTTATGTTTTAAGAAGAGGAGCTTATGGAACTTCAAGTCTTTCTTCATTACAGACTTACTTCAAACCATACGGAAGTGCTTGAACTGCTGATCCATTGAATCAAATTGCAACAATTGGATGGAAAGCATATTTCGGATGTGCATTATTGAATCCTTTCTTCTTAGTAAGACTTGAATCAAGAAGTACAACTGACTTCGCATGGCAAGAAACTTTAGACTAGTTTAAAGTTTTATAGGAGGGGAAGGGGGACTTTCCTCTCTCATTAAAATTTTACATTCATAAAGATTAAAAATGAGAGTTAGAGATAGATTAGAAAAATGGAGAAAAGGAGAATTAAGAGGAGCAAGTCAAACCAATGATGATGTTCTTCTTATTCGATACAATGAGGGATTGCACGAATTCCAAAAAGCATTATTGGAATATGTAGCAAACAAACTTCATATTACAACAATTTATACCAACTTAAGAGAATGAGTTGATACTTATAGTCTTCCTTTCGGAGAAAATAATATCAATGATTTTTATAGTATCACGCAATTAAGAGTAGCATATAAAGAAAATAGATACAGAGTAGCAACTCAAATTGAGAACTGTGATTATAACATCAGACCAAATGGAAGACAAAAGGGGCAACCTTATATCAAAAGGAGAATTACTTGTTTTACTCCTAAATACTCTTTCGTAGGACACGACCAAATAAGGATATTCCCAACCCCAAAAGAAGATATAACCAACGGATTATGTCTGACTTTTAACTATTTTTTAAATGATGTAGAACTTACAACGGATGAGGAAGATCTAAAACTCCCACGATATTTCCTTGATGTGATTGATAAGTACTTGTCTTATAAACTCATAAAGGCAGAGAATATCGAACTTGCAGGACAGTATTATTCAGAATTTAAAGAGACACTTCATAACAATATCTATTGACTTTATAGAGATCAAAGACCTATTGAAGAAGAAAGAGCTGATTTATCTTATTTCTATTGCTGATAATGACTGAAAGATATACTAAAGATATTATTTCAAACGTTTCTCGAAGAGATGGACTTTCACAAGATCCTTATTTCTGACTAGAGAATAGTTTTCAATATTCAGAGAATCTCAATGTGGATGATGAACGACATGGAATAAAACTCTCTCAAAAGGTACTAACCGCAAGTAATGTCTGTAAAGATTGTCAATTGATAAGTGCAGGAGATCATATTTTCGCTATCCCTATGAAGTGATGATGAACTGTAAAATTTTTCAATAAGGATAACTGGGATAGCCCCTCAAGTACAAGTTGGACTATCCCTAATTATTCTTCTGTAAAAGCGGTAAGAAGTACTATCTTTCAAGACTATTTACGATGCTGATTAAACTTCACTACTACTGAATGAATGATTTGATGATTTTGGAGAGGAAGAGTTACAGGGGCTTGATGAAGAGATATTTATGCTCCGCAAGATCATATCGAACATACAGATGAAAGTATTTCAACGTATGATGAACACTACTGACCTTCTCACACTATGCCTTGAAACATTACAAGTATTTTGAATTATAACAATACAAGACTTGTAGTAGGTGCATGAAGGGAGCTCCGAGTATACTATCCTGAACTTGATATGACTTGAACGGTACAAGATGGACATACAGTAGCATTATGAGAGACTTGATGGAAGAAAGTACAAAGTTTTGAGACTTGAAGTAATATTATCGCTCTAACTTGTGATTTCCAATTCTTAAAAGTACGAGTACAGGATGAGGGACGAAACACGAAGATGTTCTACTATCAAGGGAACAACGATTTGAGAAATACTTTTGTTTATAACCTTGTAGATCTTACGAATACAAAAGTATTAAACGTTTATCCTATCAACTGAATTGATTATTTTACCGCAAGTTTAGATGGTACGGATGGATATGTAACCTTTAATAAAGTAGTAGGTACAACGATTGTACAATTATTCAGACAGAGAGCAGGGTTATCTCCATATGATCCAGCAACCAAAGGATGATATTTTGTCTGACCTACGGCTTTAGATAGTTCTTACTTGGATTGAGCATTTTATGTAGCAGATTATTATGGAGTTTTCAAGTTCTTATTCGATCCACAAGGAATTGATAAAGGATACTTGAAGTGGAAATTCAGAAGTAGCAATGTCCCAAACACCCAACCAACAGGACTTGCAATCTGTCAGAACTTCTTATATGTATCTGATCGAGAATGACTAAAGAAAATGAGACTCTATGATACGTGAGTTGATGGATACCAAGAAAGAGGGATCTTGATTTCAAGAGAACTTGAGGGGAATACGTGATGATGTTTTGCTAAAATGCTTGATGAAATAAGATGTCATTTTGAATTTAACAACTTAACAAACAGTAATCCTTGAAGTATAGAAGTCTATGTTTCTCCGAATAATACACGAGAACTTTATGATCCTGAAGTAGATGATAGTGGATGGTATAAAGTAATGGAGATCGATAGCGAAAGCAGACATACAAGATTTGAACAAGTAAACGCTTTAAATTGCTTTAATGATTGAAAACCTGCATTTGAATTTGACCGAGAAACTATCACTTACTGTGTTATTATCAAAAGATGAACAAGCAGTGCTGAATGGACTCCAACCGTTAGAGAAATGAGGCTTGTCTATCATACAAAATGAAAAACCAACAACATTTATGATATTAACTAATAAAGAATGCAGTACGATATACCAAGTGATGATAAACTCCATCCAGATATTCATTATAACTATGATATCATAACTAAACAACGACCCATAGAAAATATGGATACTCCAAGAGAAATCACATGACAATTTATCTCATTGAGGGATACTTTCATTGATAGCGATAAGAAATACCCTTGAAAAAGATGAGCAACGTTGATCGTGGGAGATGCTGAGAGGAGTATAGAAATCAAATATAAAAACAGATTCAAAGTTTGATTTGAACCAGATTATACCACATTAAATGTTGATAATGAATGACCTTATGTAGAATATGATTCAACCTATGGAACACTGTGAGCAATCATCAAAGAAGATGGGAGATATAGAGTTATGCACAAAATGCAAGTACTCCCTAATCCAAACACCGAGCAGATTATCGCATATTGTGATTACTATGCCATCCAACCTGATTGAACATATCCGTCAGAATGATTAAAGATAGCGGTGTTTGATCTCAAAGGTAAATTTTCAAAGACTTTTACATGAAGTATTAGTTGAACGTGTCATTGAGAGGGATGATGAAGTGTTACGTGAAGTTGCTCCGTCAATGTAAATTTTAAGATATGAGATATTATCCAAAAGATCACTGCATTTTGAATGATAGAAAGAGATATGAAAAGATGAGATAAACTCAATTTTAAAGCAGTAGATGAAAATGATACTAATTTAGTACTTCAAGCAAATTCAAACTTTTATTCAGTAGAATATTTAGATCTTAACAAAACAGAAAATGGCAGTAGTTAAATTCCAATCATCAGAACAAACGAATTTTCAAAACCAATTACAAAATTCTAATTGATGACAAATCTCTAATCCGCAGATTGCAAAAGTAAACAATCTTACTCCTGTACAACAAAAACAACCTTTAAACAGTACTTTTAAAACAGATACTACGATATGAGGGAATAATTTTTATATCCCTAACGGATGACAAGGGCAACAAAACGCATTGGTAAATACTTGAGCGGTGGCATGAATAAAAGAGAATAATCTTTGATCTTTAAATATTCAATGACAACAAGAACAACCTCAAAAAAAGATCACTTGAAAAGCGTTAGATATAGCGAAAAAACACAATCAAAATTATTGTCCAGTACCTAATTTAGATACTCCTACCACTGAAACAACAACCCCTACACCTACTCCAACCCCTACCAAAAAAACATCTACTCCCCTATCACAACCTACCCCACAACCTCAAGTAGAACAACCACAAGAACAAGAACCAGTGGATGAATTCGCACCTGACTTTTATAAACAAGAACAACCACAAGAAGAACAAGTACAAGAAGAACAGAGAGATACCCCTGAAATGAACTTATGAGAAAATAAAGAAGGGCTTATCTATGGAAGAGCAAGTGGAGAGGCACAGCAAACCATCCATACCAATGCGAATGAATACAATCCTGAAATTGCAATCAATCAAGAAAGACAAGTGAGTTATCAAAACTTACAAGGGATGAGTTCTTACAATATCGCCGTATCAATGGCAAATGGATATACTCCTTTTGGAGATCAATCAATGAGAGACCTTCAACAATACGATCCTCAGAAATACCAAGAAATTCAAGATGAATTGAAAAAGATTCAAGTAGGAGAACAGATCAACCAGATCTCTACAGGTGGTAAAATAGACATTACTTGACAAACTAAAGCAGAAACGGATACTATCAACAATAGTATTGATGATTGGGCTAAAAAGAATTCAGATAGTCAGAGTTATGATAGCACTTTAAACAGTCTTACAAGTAAACTTGCAAGTAGTCAAACAGCACAGAGCGTAACTCAAGAAATGATGAATATCAATAAAGATATCGCAGAGATCCAAGAAAGGATGAATAATCTTCCTAAAGAGGCACAAAAGGCTTTTAAAGGAGATGTCCCACAGTATCTTGTAGATGCTTATATTTCAAATAAGGCACAAGAATTACAATCAAAACTCAATACGTTACAAAGTAGATATACAGGACTTTCTGATATGTATAAGGCTGAACTTTCTCAAAAACAATTTGAGGCTGAAATGGAATTGAAAAGGCAACAAATGGATATGAACGAGAGAGAGTTCCAATGGAACAAATATCTTCAACAGCAAAAATTCCTTGCAGATCAAGACCAGCAATTACGAGAAAGAGATTATAATACTAAAAAACTTAATTACAGCAATATCCAAAATATAGGTTGAGAGGCTTACGTTAGAGACGCAAATGGACAACGGTCAAAACTTTCAGATGATGTTGCTTACCAATCTTATCAAACAAAAGTTAATAATACATTACAAAATTATATGAATCTTTATCCAGATGGTACAAAATACGGACAATGTGAAAAATTTACTAATGATATTGTACAAGCTATTACATGATTAAGAATGAAAACAAAAACTAAATTTTGAGGTACTACAGCACAAGAAAAAGCAAATTATGTAAATGATCGAGAGCCAAGAGTATGAAGTGTTGCAGTTTTTGATTACGGTATTGTACAAGATGATTGAGTAAATTATGGACATACAGCAATTGTTACATGATATGATCCTAATACTTGAATTGTATCTCTTACAGATGCTAATTATAATTCAGATTGAGTGGTACATACGAGACAGATCCCACTATCACAGCTTAATAATGCAAGTTTCAAATGATTTTGGAATCCTTACCTTGATAAACAAAGCGAATCAATCAGACAGCAACAACCATCATGAAGTTATACTTATGCACAAACTCCAATGACACAGGCTTTCCAAGTAGCACAAGAAGAAGCAAAAGACGCAGATTCAAGAAAAGCAGTAGGAAATGCTTTTGAATGATACAAAAAGCTTAATGATCTTGTAAATAAATGAGCAATAGATGTTATTTGTAATAGTTCTGATTTCGATACTCTTATCCAAAGAGTAAATGATAATAAATTTCTTGATGGACAAGGAAATATTGATTGGAGTGCTATGGGAGAATATGCAAGGAATAGTCTCAAAAACGAGGATCTAAGTCTCTGAATCGATGCACTAAGAAGAATGATTGAAATAAAATTGAGACGTGAAAGTTGAGCCGCTATATCAATGACAGAATGGAAAGATCAATTTAGTAGATATCTCCCACAATTATGACAAAGCCCAGAAGAAAAGAGAAGAAGATTGATTGAACTTGAAAGAGATGGAGTTGTGTCTTTACTCCCTATTAAATATCAAACAAATTATATTCCACTTATATCAGAAGTAAGCACTTTACCAAATGAAATATGGGATGATTAAAAGTAAATCTTTCCATTGAAAAAATCAAAATAAACAATAAAAACAAAAAAAAGAAGTCGCACTATTTTTGTGACCTCTTTTTATTTTTAAAATCAAAAAATGAAAATATCTTCCATCTATCTTGATTTACAGAAAGCAGATAAAAAGAAAAAAAATGGTAAAGATGTCCGAGTCCTTGAATCAGAAGCTTTTAAAGATCCTTTAAATCTTCAAGTTGTTTTTGATGAAGATGAAAAAAAGTATTTTGATAAGAAGATTGAGGAACAGAATAAAATTCTGACTGAAATGAAGTGAGTCCTTGATGATATGAGAAAAGAGAGAGAAATCTTTGAACAGTATAAAATCAGAGTCGAACAAGAAAGCAACGAGAAAGATAAACTCATAGCAGAACTTGAAAAACAAATCATTATAGCAGATAGTGAAAACAGTGAGCTTTTCGCTGATATCGAAAACCTAAAAAAGAGAATAGATTGAATCGATCTTGATAATGAAAATATGGTAGTCAAAACAGAGAAAATCAAAGAAAAACTTGAAAGGGAGACTTACTTATTTAAAGGATCAGATTTCTTTTCTTCTTCTTGAATCTCTTACTTGTGAAGATACGAAATTATGGCATGAAAATATATAGAAGTCATAAAAACAAAGATAAAAGAGAAGAACGAATATTGTACCAATGAAGATTCTATCACTTTCAATATCGTATCTCTCCCAAACGTTTATCTCCCACAGTATGAACTAGGATGAACAACAAAACTTGATACTCCAACAGCAACCATAGACTATGACATCGTTTTAATCCCTATCCAATAAGATGTTCGTCTATGTTCTGAACAATAAAATCGTTCTGAAAAGCAAGGAAAGAATCGTTGAGATGTTACCACAGTACAAGGAGTATCAAGTAAACTATACGGAAACAGATAGACTCATCTTTGAAGACAATCAAATCAAATTGTATGAGAATAGTAAACAATATTTAGAAGATATTAATTACTACCATCTCCAAACCGAGAACGAGAAATTAAAAAAGGAGAATAAGCAACTCGAATTCATCGCACACGAGAAAATACAAGAGGATCGTGAGATGTTTACAACAGATAAGCCTAACGATTATCAAAAAAAGATTTATTTATTAAAGAAAATGAAATGATCAAAACAGTCATCATGACAGGGAGTCGAATAGAACTCCCAATCGATGCAGGAATCGAGAAAGAAAAGATTTCTGATAGAATTACAGAGAAGAACAGAGTCAATGATGGATATGGTGCAATGTATGACTCCATCGCTATCACTGCAGACTATGAAAACTCCTCAGCCGTTTTAATTTCTGATTATACCGAATGAAAACAAGAAGTAACCTCAACATCAGCAGATTACATAGAACTGAATCCAGGGTGACAGTTGGTAATCCCACGGAACAGAGAAATCCAAGCCCTAAACAGACCTATGGTTTGCTGAACAAATGGAGATGTGCTAAAGATAGTAGCAAGATAACAACTCATTTAACTCATAAAAATATAAGATGACAGTAAGACTTACAGATCCTTTAAATACCTGATTCACATGAGGAACAGGAATAGAAATCACAGCAGATAAAATCATTAACCTCCTTATAAGAGATAGTAACAACTTAATCAAAGTTAATGGAGATAACGAAATATACACGGATCTCCAAATGGCAAACAATCCAAGTGTATCGACTACTTTTGATGTAGGAATCACGACAGGATATGTGAACTCATCACAAGGACGACCTGCATCATGACAACTCGTAGTAGCGAAGACATCAGACTGAAAGCAACTCGGATTATTAAATGGAAATGATGGAAGACTCCGATATGGAAACGACTTCCAAGATCCTGATAACCGAAAATATACTTTGCTTTCATCAGACCTCGATGACTTAAAAACAGAACTCAAACAATGGATCCTTGATTTATTGGAAGAATATACAATCTTCGTAAGAGTATCAACAGCAAGAGGAGTAGAAAACAATACCTATATGCTCAAAAGTGTAACGACTTCCTCAGATGCAAGTAGTGCTCAAATCAACATGATCAGGAGAGATGTAGCAGGAGTCGTATCAAGTGATGTGCTAAGCAATGTACAAATGCCTGTAGCAAGTGAAACAACAGCAGGAGTGATGACAGCGAGTGTTTATAACCAAGTACAAAGCAACTCAGACAGAATCCTTAACCTTGAGGGATTAGGAGAATATCTCGGACTCTTTGAAACCTTGAATGATAGACCAACCAATGTGTCAGAATTTACTGATGTCGTACCAACAAGAAACGATTTCATCAAGATCGCAACGGACTCATCAAAAGGAGGAGTACTCTCACAGTATAGAATCGTAAGAATCGCCGCTAACGGAGATATTACCTGGGACAATGGAATGGTATATTCAAGTACAGAGAATTATAGAGTCTATGCGACGATCCACGAAAGAGATGTGGATGTGAATCTTTATGATGGACTTCTATGATATGTACAAGCAAATAAAACAACTTACTACTACGATGAAGATACAACATCATGGAAAGAACAAAATCCTGACAGAGTAGAACAAAAACTCTATCTCCTCGAAACAGAAGTACAAGGAGAAACAGTTTACTCATTATCTACAAGTCAAAGTACAGCAGATAACATTCAATTCACAGCGGTTACAAATTACTTAAACAATGATAATATCGTAATAGTAGCAGTTACAGAGGGAACAGCAGAAAGTATCCTTGATTTAGTACTCGTAGCACCTGATCAATATGTGTGGGAGGGATCAAGTTATGCAACGGTAGAAGACCAAAGGAAAGTCAGAGTAAAAATGGATGTACTCAATACGGTAACAAAAGCAATCATCGAAGAAGATGCATACATCACATGGGATGATGTAGATACAGCGATGTCAGATGTATCAACTAATCCTGTACAGAATAACACGATTAAAGATTATATCGATAAAAGAACAACCATCGGAAATGACAGCACAAACCTCTTAAAAAGAGTAGACAATCAAGACTATGCTAACATTGAATCTGATGCAACGATCACGATAGAAAACAAAACGGACAAAACCGTACCTTACAAGAAAATCGGAGTAGCAGTATCAGAAGTAACAGGAAACTGTATCGAAGTAAAATCGGATGGAATTTATACTCAAGGGACAAAAGACTATGATGAATTAATCAACACTCCACTCTATCTCACAGATAAAGGAGAAGTAACTCAAGCCGTGAATGTAAATTCAGATTATCAAGATTTTTTTGATAGTCTATGACAAATTATCCAAGTAGCAACTCTCCCAACAGCAACAGCATCAGAACTCAATAAAATCTACCAATACACAGGGACAACTACTGCAACTCTCACTAACGGATTCTTCTATAAATGTGTAGCAGGACAAACAGCATGAACATATGAATGGCAGAATATCGATGTACAGATAGCAAAAACAACTCTCGTAGATCTTGAAGATACGAATATCACAAATCCTCAAGACTGAGATGTCATCAAATACGATGCAACGACTCAAAAATATGTGAATGCACCTGATGAATGAGGAATCTCTTATACCTCAACAAGTCCCTACAAACCAAAGTATCATCGAGTAGGGACACAGGCACAGTATGATGCACTAAGTCAGTACTACACAGAACAAGAGAATGATACCATGTATTTTACTATCTAATGAAAAGAAGATGGCAATTTATGTTTATAATGAAATAGAGCCACCATTTGAACGAGAACAGGAATATAACTATACCTGAAGCGACCAAGTCCTCACTATCCCTAGAAACTGAAAGTACTTCCTAGAAACTAAATGAGCAGGAAGTAATAGTGGAGCAGGAGGATTTGCTAGTGCATACTTCAATCTAAGAGAATGAGATAAACTCGCAGTAATGGTAGGACAGAAAGGATGAAGTAACTCTACAACTTACGGTTTCGGAGGGAAATCAAACTATTCTTCTTGAGGATGAGGAGCAGGACTCACAGGATTCTTCACAGGAGAAACTACTATTACAGCAACAGATAGTGCAAGAGCCTTAATCATCGGATGAGGAGCAGGAGGGACTATCAAAGCAGGAGATGGTTGAGCAGGTTGAGGGACAACAGGAGCTAATGGTTATGGTAGCAGTTACGGTACAGCAGGATGAGGAGGAACTCAGACAGGAAGATGAAGTGGAGGAAATACAGGAGCAAATCAATTCAATGGATGAGATGGAAGTGGAAAATACGGAGCAGGATGAGGATGATGATGGCGATGATGAAATGGAAGTATAGGAGATAGGAGTAGTGTAGATGATAGAGGAGCAGGATGAGGAAGTGGATATATCTCCTCTGCAGGAACAGATGGAACAAATACTCAAGGAGGAGGAAGTGCAAAGAATACAGATGGGCGAGCAAAGATAACCTTTATTGAGGATTGGACACCTCCTATCGAGCCATAAAAAATATTTTAAACAAAATCTTTATATGATATAAGTTAAAACAATGACAAGTTATGAACATAAAGTAAAGAATATCTATTTGGGAGGACCATTAAATTATTCATTATTGAGATGACCTTGTGATGAATGATTCCATGTGCCATTGAAAGAAGAACGAGAATCTGTTTTAAGTGTATGATTTACAAAATTCACTTTCAGAGAACATTTACATGCTCCATTTTCTTGATACATAGCTAATAGTGGTAATCGTGTAAACCCAGAAGAAATATGACAGTATTGGACGGTATCACCTAATGCAACATCACCTAATGGAAACTATGTACGAAGTTTAGACCTTTGTAAGTTAGATGATTTTGTAGATTGGTGAACATACGGTTATCGTTGTTATTGATATAATATCAGAGCATTTAAAGATGCCCCAGTGATCCCAGATGAGACACGAACGGAAACATTAACATGAAAAGTATGGTATAACTCTACTTTATGACTTATCTCAGTATTAGTTGGTACAAATCAATATGTAACAATGCAAGACAAAAATGTATGAGCTACGGAAGTATACAATTATAACGAATCTACACTTAATAATAACAATAGATGACAATATTTCCAACGATGAAATAACTATGGATTTAAACGAGAAGGAGAATTAACTACTTCAAGTACTCAAGTAAACACTACAGGATACTGACCAAACAACCCATACAGATCATATAAGTTTATTACTAATACAACAGGTTCATATAACCGAAGTAATCCAAAAAACGACAATCTCCGATGATATACAGACTTTAATTCTTAACAAAAACAAAAATGGAATTACACGATAAACACTTCTTCAATAATACCGAAGTAGATATTGATAAAGTTGTGGATTACATCCAACAACATCCACAAGACATGATGACAGTACTCTCCTATGTAATAGAAAGAGTGCAACACTTCAAAGAATTTGAAGATAAGAAAGACTTTGAGAAGAGGATGTATGACCACAGAATCCAGGAACTCAATGCAGAGTATATGGAAGAAGAATAAAAGGATGGGGACAAGACAAGTGATAACCCATGTAAACAAAAACAAAACTTTTATCACTTAATCAAACGAACTAATGGAAAACAATAACGCACTAGGATTCGGAACAGGGATGGGGACATGGCTCATTATTCTCCTTCTTTTCTTAGGATGGGGAAATGGAAACGGATTCTGATTCTGAAACAATGGGAATAATATGTGAGCATGGATGATGGCTAATAGCAATGCTAATAACAATCATGATAACACCGTAGATTTGATAAACAATAATACGATGTGGCAAAACCAAGTATTCAATACTCAGAATCAAGCCAACCAAACCAGTATGATACAGATGGGATTCTGTAACACGAATAATAACATTGAGAGAGCAATCCAACAAGCAAACCAAAACACTTGTCAGATCATCGCAAACTCAACTGCTAATACTCAAAAGATCCTTGACATGTTATGTAATCAGGAAAACGCAAGATTAAGGACTGAGCTTGCTGAACAGAAAGTAATCGCTCAGAATAATCAACAAACAGTAGACTTGTTAAGTAGATTACAGCCAACACCTGTACCATCTTACATCGTATCAAGTCCTTATACTTCAATTTATCCACCTGCAACAACAACGACAGGTAACTAACAAAGAGGAATAAGAGGCTTGTCTTAAATTATCACTCCTCTTATTTTCTCATTTTACTTCAAAAGAAAGAAGAATGAAAATAAAAAAAGTTTACTTAGGAAGAAGACAAATATATCCTGATTGATGGAGTCCTGGAGAGAATACAATCGCTTATTATCCATTTAAAGAAGATTTTGATGATGCAAGTGGGAATAGCACAGTGAAGAATCTCACAAACACCTGAACTCCACAACTAACAACAGAATCATGAGTTCTATGTGCATATTATCCAACATCAGCATATTCAACACGATCATGAACAGTATGAGCGACAGCTACATCAAGAACAATTAATGCATGGATAAAAAATGCTTCACAAACATTAGATAGTTATACAATATGAGTATGACATAATGATAGTTATGGGAAGTGATCACTTCAGATATTGACTAAAAACAATACGATACAATATAACGATTGATATTGATCAACAAGTACTTTTGCGAATGTTAGTACGTGATGGTATAACATGATAATAACACAATCGTGAAATACTGTAAAAATTTATGTTAATGGAACGCTACAACTAACTACCACATGACAATCGACATGATTATGAGCAACAGATCCACAAATGATAAGAATCGCAGCCAAAGCTTCTTGAATATATTCAGGTGCACCAGAAGACTCTAATTATACTTGATACTTCAGTGAGGTTATTATTGAAAATAAAACACGAACAGAACAAGAAGTATCAAACTATTTCAACGGTACAAAATCAAACTACTGAATCCAATAATCAGACTTTTATCTCTTTTCTAACAAAATGAACAATATCCTATCAATGTTTATGAGCGGGATGATACAGAACAAACTGCAACAGATGTGAATCCCTACTCAATGAGTCAACTTCAATGATATGAATAGTCTCAATGATTTCGCACAAAAGATCCTACCTTGAATCTTAAAGAACAATCCACAAGCAAAAGAGATGATAAAAAACAGCATGGGGAACTTTGACCCAAAGCAAAAGGAGGAGATTGTGAAAATCATTGATAACCTTTAATCTCTAAACAAAAAGTATGGCTTTATCTAATGAAACCCTTGAAATAATGTTAAACGACTTGAAGAAAAATCAGCAGGAACTGAAAGAAGATTATACAAAGAAATTTGAAGATTTATGAAATAAGATTGATAGATTATCCGAAAAAATCGATAGTCTACCGAATAATTATGTAACAAGGGGAGAATTCGACTATTGTAAGGACAAAGTGAAAACAATGGAAGAAAGATGGAACAAGATAGTATGGATACTTATCACGGCAATTATTGGTGCAGTTCTGAGTTTAGTTTTAATACCAAAATAAATCTTTTATTCATAACCAATTATAAAAATGTTATTAGAAGTATTAATCGGAATCGCAATGAGTATCATCACTCAAGTAGCGAAAAAAACAAAGATCGATGGTAAGTACATCATCGCTGTACTTTCCATAATTCTCGGAGGAATCTACTTCTTCGTGAAAAAGAATCATCCTGAAATCGTAGAGGAAGTGATGACCTTCACAATTGGAATCTATGGAATAAGCCAAGTCGTTTACAATTACATCATCAAACGATTTGAAAAGGATAAAAAGGAGGAAACGAAATAATCCTCCTTCTTAATCAGAATTTTATTTTTTTTAAAACACGATGACAGAAAACAACGGATGCTTAGGAGATGGATATACAAGAACAGACTATCTCCTCTCTGCAGAAGAAATCAACGCACTCCCTGAACTCGAACAGCAGGATGATATCATCTTTGAATACAATCAAGGGGACTCAAATGACTGTACTATTTACTCTGCTCTCGGAGCATTATCAGACCTTTATAACCGTGAAGTTACAAAGGAACAGATAGAAGAATGCAACGAGGAAAGTTATAAAAGAGGAAGAATAAAATGAGCGTGATGGTTTACAAAAAAAGCAGTGGAAACATGCTGTGACAAGTGGATGGAACGATACCCAACGGACAAAGTGTTTTTTTATGCTTTGAGAAACCGAAACAATGAAGAAAACTTCAATAAAATCCTTGAGAAATGATACAGCATCTGTACCTCTTTCAATGGGAACAGATCCTATCAAAAAGACCGTGAGGATAACGGACAGATTGATAAAGCAGATCACGGAGAGAGTACCTACGGTCACGCAGTAAATCTCAGAAAATACGGTAAATGGGACAGAGCAGTAAAAGACTCCTACAAGGGAAGAAAAACGAACATTTACGGATTGATCCCAACGATCGATGAACTGAACAATGCAGGAACACGGCAAAACTGGTCGTATGTAATCCTTAAAGATACATCAGCAGAGGAAAAAATCAGAGAGGACATCAAAAGGCTCAACAGGATGAAAACACGCCTCACTGGGATGATCGAAGACAACTCAGCGATGTGGGAAGACACACATGATGAAGAATACAGAAAAGAACTTCATATCATCAATGAGATGAACAGGAAGAAGAAACAGGACTGCAATAGAGAACTTGCTAAGTATATGTAAAAATTATTTTGTTTGTTTATAAATAAGATAGATTATTACAACTATCAAAATAGCGATTGCTATCCAAAAATGATTTAGCAATAATCGAACTATAGGTCATATTATAAGGATTGACAATAAAAGATAGATAAGATTTCATAACAGTTCTTGTCTGTCTTTTTTATCTTCATTTTCTCTTCGTTTTTTAAAATGTTCTTGAAATCCATCTTCTTTTTTTGTTGTTGCGTTTTCTTTCTGCGGTTTCATGATATGAAATTAAAACATAAATTTATAGTTAAATAACAAAATATCAACTTTTTTCAATTGAATTTTTAAAAATAAACAATAAAAAAGAAAAAAAAGAAGTCGCACTCCCCTACGATTTCTTTATTTTTTTAAAAAAGTAAAATGGCAGTAGACATTTTCAATATTCTTCATAAGGATAATCAACAAGTTTCTAATAGTGGAACTGACATCTTTAATAATAATTCAACTACTCTTTCTCCAAGTGATGTTGATAATAATCAATCATGATTTGCTGATCTTAATAGAAATATGTTGAATAGACAAGTAGAAATCTGACTTTGAACAAGGCTTGAACATCGTATCGATGACGGAGCAAAAATGGATTATATGAAAAGTCTATCAAACGAAGATAAACAACTTATGTATCATTTTAGAGATGAGGGATATGGATTCAGAGCAAGTAAGGCACTTTTAGAGAATAAAGATAAACTCGCTGATCCTATGCAGTATTGAACAGCAAAATATAAAGACTATGAGAGAAACAACCAATTCTATACTCAAGGATGATATGATAGAAGAAGACTTGAAGATAGTGTAAATAAAAATCTTACACGATTTGGAGACAATGCGGATCAATACCAAGATTGGATAGAACAAAATAGGGATAATTGGGATATCTTCCAAAGAGCAGGAGCAAATGTTGTAGGAGGTATTGCAAGTGGAGTCGGTAATCTTATGGAAGGTATCGCATGAGTAGGAGATAAAATCGGAGCATGACTTGATGCTTTATGGGACAATCTCTTTTTATGAATGGACACAGACGCAAGTTTTTATAGACATACTGATCGTAGAGTCGATGAAGATATTATCAGAGCGGTAGAATGAACGGCACAGGCTTGATTTGAGGCATTATGAGTAGCAACCGCACCAGTTACAATGGCATGATTTGAACTCTTTAATGAAACAGGAGTATGAGAGCGAACTAACGAAAAGATCTGACAGTGAATCAATTATATTGTAACAAACACACCTTGATTGAAAACTTACTATAGGAGTCTTGATGATGAGGGAAGAGAAGAACTTGAAAATGCTATCGCTATGGGATGAACTATGGCAGTAATGAAAGGAATGCACAAAGGAGGTAAACGATTGAAAGAAAACACAAAGGCTTGAAGATGGGTAGCAGAACAAGAACAGTATTTCAATAAAATGAAAGAAGTAGCAAAAGAGTCTTTTAAATATGCTAAAGAATGAGCAAAAGAGCAAATAAAACAAGAAGTAGAAAATAGAAAATGAGCAACAGATCTTTATGATGAGACTTGAAAAAAGATCTGAAAGGCTTGAGAATATGGAGAAACAAAAGGAGCAGTTGGAAGAGTGGTAGATAGAGCTATCACAGATTTTAAAGACTTTTGGAGATTTGGGAAAGATTTTGTGGATACTTTCGAGCCAAACAATCATAATTTAAGAACGGTAGGATATGGGGCTTATGAACAACAAACACAACCACAAAACCAAGTACAAGGGGTAAATACTGAAATCCCATGAGAACAAGAGCAGAAGTCAGAATCTTCTTCTTTTAAAGATCAAATAAAAGATAAGGTAAAAGATAAAGCAGAATATGTGTGAGATGTTGTTGAATGAGTGTTTACAGGACTTTCTCCAGAAGAAAAAATGAGAGTAAAGTACTCCCCATTCGTCAAAGAGAAATTTGAAAAACTTATGAATATGGTAGAAAAGGACGGAGCCCCTATGGAAGACAAAATCTTATTGTGATGACTCTATGAAGAACTATGAGACAAGATTATTGATGTTTTCAATAAAGTAGAATCTCAATTAGATGACAGTATCCCAGCATATCAACAATTAAGAAAAGATCCAAGAACGTATGATTTTTCTTCAGCACCAAAGATTGTTGAGGATGTTTTGAGTAAATGGAATATCACGGTAAACGATGAGGGAAGACTTATCTTTACTGAGAGTCCTTTCGCAGATACAGGAGAAATGACAATCATTCAAAGGGCTTACGATATTGTTAAAAGACTTTCTTTTGAAGAACAAAATGCTAATGATTTCTTGAATAAAAAATCACAATTAAAAACATTCTTGAATAAATATCAAAACCAACAAGACAAAACAGTCTTTAAACTCCTTTCACAGATCAATCATGCAATATTCGTAGAAGAAGGACATAAACTTATCCCTCATCTTGCAGAGATTGACGCTATCAGAAGTAAAAATCTTAATAATATCAATGAACTCAAAAAAGGACGAGTTTATAAACAAGGAGATGAAAAGGGACAATTGAGAAACAATTTCTATTCTATCGTAAAGAATCTTACAGGAGAAAACAGAAAAAAGATGTTACAAAGGATGGAAGAGTTTTATCCTTGAATTGCTGAAGAGATCGAGGCAATCGAACTTGCATGAAAACTTTTGAAAAGATATAAACAAGCACCAGAAATGGCAAAAAATGTTTGATTTGGTGGTGTCACATGATGATATGCTTGAGCATGAGGAGGAATTGTTGGAGTTATGATCGGAGCGATCATAGGAGCAGTTGCTGAAAATATGGTCGTAAAACCTATCACAAGAAAAGTCAGAAGAATGATGATCGATAGACTTATGCAAAAACTTTCTCCAAGAGCTGAACAAAGATTACAAGAGATAGCAGAGAAACAGAGATATGCAAGTGAACTCTCAAAAGCAGACAGAGAACAACTTGAAAGAATCACACAACTTATCAAAGATGAGATGGAGTGATGAATGCTTGATCCTGAAAAGATCCAAAAAGAAGAAACGAAGAAAGTAGAAAATGAACAAAAAGAAAAGAGAAAAGAGGCAGTCAAGAAGAAAAAAGAAAATCCAGAAGAATATGAAAGAGAAAAGGAAGAGAAAAAACAAAAGAGGATCGCAAAAAGAAAAGAGAAAAAAGAAAATAAAGAACAAGTACAAGAACAACCAAAAGCACTTGAATATTTTTCAGATGTAGAAACTCCTAAGACTTCTGTTCTTTCTTTAGTAGAGCCAAAAGCACTTGAAAACAAATCTCCTAAAGCATTAGTCTTTAAAGAGTTACCAAAGGTAGAGAGAAAAGAAGTAAACCCAGCAGATAGTAAAGAAGAGTCACTGATTGAATGACCTCAAAAACAAAGTTTATTCCAAAAACAACCAACTTATAGGAATGATGATTCTTTAAAAAGATTTAAAAGTCTGACAGTAAAGGAGTATAGAAAAATGCAAGAGATGGCATGAATGGAAACATTGTTTTTATATTGAGAGAATACAGATAAATTAGCGCTTATACAAAAGGCATTTGACAACGTACGAGATAAAAAAAATCCTCTTGAAAATTATGAAGATGCAGAAGATCTCGCATTAGCAAAAGAAGATAGTCATAATACTTGACACCGAGAAGATGATTTAGAATATTTCTATAAATTTATTCAGATTCAAGAAAGGATTGAAAGATGATATAAATTAAGAGATGAAGATTTTGAACTTTTATGAATAGATAAAGATTATCAATGAGATTATAAAGATTATTTTGATAATATCCCTTTAATAGAAGATCAAGTGTTTTCATTTGATGATGTATATAAAGAATATAAAACATTAAAAGAAAATTGAGATCTAAAAAATATACAATCATTACAAAAAGATTTTAAAACATTACATGATAAATATTGAAATCGATGGGATATCAACAGTTATTACAAGAAAACACCAGAAGAAATCAGAGAAGAAAAAATCCAAGACATGAAAGAAGTTGAAGAACATTATAACGAGGATAAATTTCAACCATTGAGAGAATATGTAACGGATGAGGAACTACAGAATTTAATAATGTGATATCAAGATCATTCAATGAATGAATTGAATAGTGATGAAAAATTTATGCGTGAACAGGTAGATAGAGTTTTAAGTGGTATTGAAATGACAAATAAGAGAATTGAAAAAATCAAGCAAGAGAAACAGACACCAGAGAATCAAGAAAAAATTAAACGTTTGACAGAGCTAAATAAGGAAAAATTAGAGGAATTAAAACCCTATTTAATACAAGAAAAATACGTAAAACTTGCAAAAAATGAGAAACTTAATGATATTGACTTAAAAGAACTTGAATATCTAAAATGAAATACTACAATAGAAACAGTTTTAAATACTAATAATAATGATGGAGTACAAGGAGTTAAGACAGAAACTAACGAAGGAGTTTTATGAACAGATCAATGATTATCCACTCGTGAAACAACAGTTTGAGGCGGTGGGGACAACAGCTGAGGACTTCGTGGATATGATAATTGAACACAATGATCCAGTGTGAGCAGTGTTACAGAATCTTGAATTGGATCTAGAATACCAACAAAATCTCAACAAAGGTTAAACAACCAATCAAGTAAAAAGATCCTTGAAGATCATAATTTCTCAAAAAATCCTGCAGATTATACAGCAGAAGAACTTAATATTTTGAAAAATTACGAGGGGGCATGATGACTTACTAAAAAAGGAGAAGACCTTACAGGAGTAGAAGATCAATTTTATACTCCTCAAAAAGTAGTCAATAAAACATGGGCTTTAGCAGATAAATATATTGATAAAGAATGACCTCTTGAAGTTTTAGAGCCTACCGTTTGAACTTGAAGATTTATCAGAGATGGAGATCATTTTACATGATACGAAATCGATAAATACCCTTGAACAATTGCACAGATCCTCAACCCACAAGCAAGTATCGTAATTGGAGATTTCCAAAATCAATTTATGGACTTTACAGGTACAAAACCAGCACCTTATATTTGAAAAAAATATGATGTTGTAATTGGTAATCCTCCTTATAAAGAAAGACATACGGTACAAAGAACAAATGGAGATGACAAAAAAATCTCAAGATTTGAAGAATACTTTATCAAAAAAGGAATCGATGTCTTGAATGATGGCGGAGTTCTTGCAATGGTAGTCCCAAGCAGTTGGTTAAGAAATGGAGGTAGTCGATGAAAAGATGAGATCCTAAAAAGTGCAACTCTTGTAGATGCTTACAGACTTCCAGCGTGAGTCTTTAATAATACTGAAGTAAATACGGATATTATTGTTTTGAAAAAAGATGATAGTGGAAGTAATAAGCTTTCAAATGATGAACGATTTAAAGAACACCCAGAGAAAATCTTATGAGTAGAAAAAGAAAGGAGAGGAAGATTCTGAATGGAAAAATATGTTGAAGGTACAATAGAGAATCTCGATAGAATCGATGCAACACCAAAAAAACTCAATACATGATGAGTAGAAAAACAGAGAGCATGAACTCCTAAAAACGACTATACAAACACGGTAAATGAGATCATCACTTCTAACGGTGGATTGGATAGTAACGACAGCATGATCCTTACTCCAACAGATCCAAACCTTCCAACCTTACAGATTGAAAAACTTGAAGGGAATAAAATCGAAGTTGCAAAAATCGAGGAAATCGACTGAGAAAATGTAGCAACGGATGGAATTATAGGAACAGTAGAAGGCGGAAAGATTATCCCAGAAGAAAAAATAACTCTTGACGGTACAACGGAGAAAGTAAAAGACACTACTTTAAAAGATCAGAAATTAGAAGACTATAAAGCAAAAACTGAACAAGAAATAGCAGATAATTATAAACCAAAAGAAATCACAAAAGATGTTGTAGATACTCCAAAACCTAAAAAGACAACAGCGAAGAAAACAACAACTAAAAAATCAACTTCTCTTGAGAATCAAACGGTTATTAAAGGAGATCCAAACCTTGAAACTCACGACCTTTATTTTGGAGGGGAAGGTACAACAGAAAAACAATATGAATATAGAATGAATACTTGAAGGGATTGGACTATCCCATGAGCAAAAGTGGCAGATGATCCAGAACACTTGAACTTCTACCAGTGAAAAACGATGATGAACGAACTTTATTTTGCATGAGATATTTATGAGAGATTAGAACAGCTTGAGGCAGATAAAGAACGAATGACAACAGAACAGTATAATAAACAAAAAGCAGGACTTGAAAAGGTACTTCCTACTCCATACACGGCAAAAGATATTTCCTTTACTCCTGTTGATCCAACAATTATGGAATTAGAAACGGATCAAATAATGCACTATAATGGGGATGAGCCTGTATATTATACAGTAGGAGAACTATTTAGAAGATATCTTTGGAATCTCCCTTATAGTTGAGTATTGAAATCAGATCAAGCTATAGCTTGGATTACAGGAAGAAATATGGATAAAGAGACGAAAGCACAAACAATCGAACTTACCAAAAAAGAATTTAATCATTTTGTGAGAACTCAACTTGGTAAAGATGTGCTTAATAAGTGGGTAGATGATTACAACAGAAGATATAGAAGTTATGTAAAACCTGACTTTAAAAATCTCCCTCTTGTAGTGCAAGGAATCTCAAAAACTTTTAGAGGTAAACCTTTAAGTCTTACAGAATGACAATTACAAGGGATCAATTTCTTGGATCTAAGGAGATGAGGAATCGTTGCACATGGAGTTGGACACGGTAAGACAATGGAAGGAGTTGTCACGGTAGAAAAAGCTATACAGACTTGAAAGGCTAAAAAACCACTTCTTATTGTTCCTAAAAACACGATGGTAGATAATTGGATCGCAACGTATACAAATCTTTATCCTAACCGTGAAATTGTAAATCTCTGAACATTATCAGTGAAAGATATTACAAGATTAAGAAAAGAATTTTGAAATAATCCAGAGAATTGGATCAAGGATGGACAAGTTGCTATTATCTCAAAAGAATGATTTAGAGATAAAATCACATTGTGAGATACAAATAAGCAAATGATCATAAGTAAACTAAAAGATAATCTTTCATCAGATGCGGACGGAGTGAAGGCGGCTAAAAATAAAAATGAAAAAATCAATGCAGAGTTCTGAACATGAAAAAAGACAAACAAAACAGCAAGAGAGTTTTACTTACAATGAAAAAAACGACCATGAGATCCAGATAATAATCTTATCTTAAAAGATCTCTTTGATCTCGCAAGTGATGTATCTTATGAAAAATTTAAAGAACAAGCAAAAGAACGATTTTCAGAATGAGATCGTAATAGAGGATGAGAAGAATTTAAATATAATGAAGAAATCGAAAAAGATATTGAGGCAATTCGAGAAATGAGTACCACAAAACTTGAAGATCTTGGAATCGATTATCTCTGTGTAGATGAGGCACATAACTTTAAAAATATTTTTAAGAGTGCTAAACTTGATAAAGAAAAAGGAGGTAATGATAGATACGGAGCAGTAAAAGGAGTTGGAGGAGGAAGTAGTGCAATGGGTAGATCATTATATCTTGCGAGTCAATATATCAATGAAACATACGATGGTAATGTATCACTTCTTACGGCGACACCATTTAACAATCAAGCTCTTGAAGTGTATAACATGATTTCATTAGTAGGTAAAGAGGCATTGGAAGAAATGGGACTTGAAAATATCAATGACTTTTACAATAAGTTCTCATCATTCCAAAACGAGATCGTGGCAGATAATAAAGGAGGATTTGAAAGTAAATTGATTATGAAAAGTTTTGATAATGCAACGGAACTTCAAAGACTTGTAAATACCTTTATTGATTATCTTTGAGACTATGAGAAATTGGTAAAACCTCAAAAGATCACAAAAAAGATCGTTCTTCAGATGTCAGAGAAACAGCAAGAAATACAGCAAGAAGCAAATATCCTTATCAATAACAAAAGTAACAAGTGAGATGTTTTAAAGTGAATTGGTATGGCAAGAAGAAATTTGATCTCTCCTTTCCTTGTGACAAAAGAGATTGCAACTCCTAAAGAATTTGTAGAGACTTCTCCAAAAATAAAAGCATCTATCGAGATTATCAAATCTTTTAAAGATACATGAAAGAAAGACGGAATCTTTATCTTCTTCCCTGATGGAGTAGATTATCACGAAACGTATAAACAAGCAATTGTGGAATATACATGAATACCAGCAGAAAAAATCTGAATTATTAACGGTAGTACAAAAGATCCTGATGCAGTAGCTGAACAATACAGAAAAGGAGAAATCCAAGTATTGATTGGAGGAAGTAATACAACAGAAGGAATCGATCTTCAAACGAACGGATATATCACTATGAACATGCAACTCTGATGGAATCCAACACAAGTAACTCAATTAAACGGAAGACAATGGAGACAATGAAATCTAAGTAATGAAGTATTGGAACTTATCTTCCTTTATGAAAACAGTGTAGATATGAAACAGATGCAACTTTACGAAGAAAAAGCAGGAAGAATTGGAACAATCTTTGAAACACAAGGTAAAGTATTCGATACTTGAACAATAAACCCAGAAGAAGAAAAACTTGCTCTCTGTACAGATCCAGCAGTAAAAACAAAACTCTATCTTGATATGCAAATAGATAAAATAAAGTACGATAAGAGTAGTGCTGAAAGAGATCTTGAAATTATAAGACGTCTTGAAAGTGATCTCAAATGAGATAAGGCTGATATAGAGAGACTTGAAAAAGATAAAACACTTTATGAAACAAGATATGCTGAAACTCAAAATGAGTATTATAAAGACACCTTAAAACAAGTTGAAAAAGATCTTAAAAAAGCAACTAAAAGTTATGAAAAGAATCTTGCTAAAGCTGAACAATTTGGAGATCTTACAAAAGCACAAGAAGAATTAAAAGAAAAGGTCAATAAAGCTGATGAAGAATTGAAAACATTAAAAGATAAAGAGCCAGAGATCTTATCACAATTTGTAAAGGAATCAGAAGAACAAGCAAAACAGAGAAAGACTATCACAGACTATGTAGAAGATCTTAAAGTTGATTTTGAAAGACAGACAAGATTTACTTCAAGAGACGAACTTGAAAAATATCTCAAAGAAAACAAAAAATAAAAAGAGGCTTTGCCCTCTTTTTTATTCATTTCGTAAGAAATAATAATGATGTATCGTTATGATAAATATTTTATCTTTAAAAGCAAGTTATTATTCACTCATCTGTTTGATTGTTCTCCTATACTTCTTCTTGCAGTAGTTATTCAAGAGTTCTTTTACTACTCGGAAGAATTGATTTGTCCCTATCAGCTGTCCCTCTACGTATCCGTAGTAAACTCATCCCTTGATCTTTCTTGCGATCCTGCATCTGTAGATTGGGACTTCTCACGGTCTTAGGTTTTTGATTTTTTTCAGCATGTTTTAAATATTGGGAATAAATACTTGTAAGATTTGGTATCAAAGTTCTTTTAACTTTTGAAACGTTGTTATTCATCAGAATTCTACTCTCTCTTTCCCTTTCTTGTCTTTACATAAGAAAGCAGGAGTCACACAATCTGTATTGTTCAGTGTATTTTCTGCACTGATTACAAGTTCATCTATTGCACTATCATAGTTCTCCATTTTGTTTTTTATAATTTAAAACACTTTGATTTCTTCTATCTTGTTATTATCTTCTCCTACTACTGCATTGATATTCAGTCTCTCCCCTTTGATTTCTACTTTGAATTTATAATTGTTATTCCCTATCAAGTCTATTGATGATATTTGATAGAGAAACTCTTTCGGATTCTCTGTTTTGATTCTCTTACTCTTATCAAGCCATCAAATTGTTTTTCAATCTATCCCTATGAAGATGTTTGTGTTTTCTTTGATTTCTTTCTCTGTTATGAAAGCGATGTATACTTTCCCTTTTGTATCTATCTCTATTCTGTTATCCCATAGATACTTCCACATCTTTTCATTGTTTTCTGTTGATGTTTTAGCATTGATTTGTGGTTGCTCTGTTGGCATGTATGTTTCTTCCTGCATCGTTGGAGTATATGCCATGCAGATTGCTATTGTTATTATTTGGATGATGATTCTCATTTTTTGTTTAAGAAGTAAAAGTTTTTCAGATTCATAAATGTTTCTTTTTTTATTGCTTTATCTAATCTCTCATCATAGTATTTGAACAGTATCTTTTTCGGTATATCATACCATAAAGCCGTATAGATTTCATCAATGTTTCGGTAATCACCATTGATTTGGAGATTATAGTGTAAGCAATCGTCCTCCCAATCTATCCGTACCATCTGAAAATCATCTCAATAGTACTTAAGTCAAAACTCGTTTGTCATATATAGAATTGAATTATTAAGAGTCAGACAATTCATATTTAAGTCTTTCATTACAACTTAATATTATCAAGTAAAAACTGTTCAAGTTCACTCTCATCTTTCAATGCTGATTCTATTAGTCGGTATTCATATTTTAAATCATCATATAACCCTTCTGTTTCACATCTTGAATTATCATAAATTTCAATAAGTTTTCCTTCTTGGTGTTTATTTATCATTCTATTCTCACACACAAATTGCCATAGTCAGCTTTCTTTTGAAACTACTTGCCTTAATACTTTCCAATGAGAGTGGTTATTGCTATCAAACAACACATAAGTCCTTTCTTTATTGTAATTTTTATGAATGCTAACTCTTTTATATGGCGACCTATGACATCATTCTCCAAATGGTTTCCACCCTTTCTCTATAAGTTTGTTTAGTAGTTCTTCCATTTTACTTGTTTATGATTTAAAAGTTTACATCTTCTATTAAAACTAATTTTCAATCCTTTCCTACTAATCAATAGTCTTCTGGTCTAAATTTAGGATAACAATCTGTTTTACAAAACAAATACGGGACCATTTCTTTTTTATATCGCTCATATTTCCCACGCCAATATTTTATTAGTCTATAAAGTAATGTAAGATGTTTTTCTAATTTTGGGGCTTGATCATCTATTTTTTTTAATCTCTCTTTCAATTTCTTATTTTCTTCTTTCAGTTCCTCGTTTATATCTCAAAGATATTCAAGCTCTTGTTTCTCCTCTTTTAATCTGAGGTAGTCCGTAAGTGGCACGAACTCTTGACCGTCTATTTTTTGTATTCGTATTTCTGACATCTTTGTTTTAACACACTAATTAAAAGCTCAGCAGGATTGTCTGAGATACTCAATTTCATAATTAAATAGTCTGATAAATCTTTTATAAGTTGTGCTTGTTCAAGTTCATATATAGTATCTTGATAAAAATATTCTTCGTTTGATAAGTCTATCTTATCATTATCTACAAGCCACTTGATGAATCAGAACTGCTTACTTACCATATATGAATCCATTGCTTTACTATCTCCTGAACACATCAATACAGTGCTTATCTCTAAGAATCATTCAGGATTCTTTTTCTTTTCTTCCATATATTCTCATAGAAGTTGTGAGAGTTTTTTCTCTCATTCTGTTTGTTCTTTCATCTTTATTATTACTATTTAAAAGTCTGATTAAGATGGAGGTAGGAGTTCCAAGTAGTCCCCTTCGCTTTTTAGTGTCCCCTTGTACTTTGGTTTCGCTATGCTGTACCTCCATTTTAACCCCTTACTTTTTAGCAAGAGGTAGTGTTTGGCGAGCGTGGTAACTTACACTCTAAGAGCGTCGCAACTAAGCCTTTTATAGACTTGCTCAGGTCTTATATTTTGTACTACTTTCTTTTGAAAGAAGTGTTTCTAACAAAATGGATTTACCCTTTTCACCACAAAAAAGAACCATTTTAACACTTCTTTTTAAA